GGTAAAAGAAGTTAAACCGCTGGTAAAAGAAGTTAAACCGCTGGTAAAATCTGTAATTCCCACGGCGGAGCTGCCACACCTCGTCGGTAATGAGGATGAACACGATAACATCGATATTGATCAAGTAAATGAAGAATTATTGGAAACCTATACGGACTATTTGACTGGTTTAAATGAAGAAAAATGTACAAAAGAATTATTTAAAGATGTGAAGGATAAGAAAGAACATATAAAAGAGTTGATACGTTTCATAAATACAAAAGAAAATAGTGAAAGTATTTTAGATAAATACATGGCTACATCAAAATATGAAAAAGATTGTATGGGAGAAGCGAAAGAAGCCAAAATGAAATTAAGTAACTTAAACAAAGTTGGTGGAGGAAAAAAAAACTGGATGTTTACACGTCACGGACCTTCGTGTAATAATATTGCTACTACTATGCAAAAAGCAGCGGAACCTAATTTAACAGATGCAGGAATAATACGTTTAATCGAACATAAAAAGAAAAATGTGAATAAATTTACATCCAATTATGTATTTGTTTCTCCTTTAATAAGAACATGGATGACTGCTATAATATTATATGGTATTGATAATGAAAATCCATTACATCTTTTTATTTCACCCTTTTTAAAAGAACATTTTAAAGCAGGGTTTAAAAATGGTAATTTCCCAATACAATTATCAGAACAAATCGAAGGAATAAATGAGTTATTGAGACATCTTAATAAGATGGAAACGGTTAAGTTTACACCTACACTTGTTATACAATTTCCAAACGGAGATGGTGCAATAAAATCAATAACAATTGATACACGCAACCAAGTTGCGGTTGGTGACTTAACAACCGATTTATATGGATTAAATTACTTATCACAAAATTGGTTACCAAGTCTTCAAGGTGTAAGGACAAGAAATGCAGCCGCGTTCGGTGTATTTTTTAAACCAAGACTGAGTTCAACTAAAGAAAAGTTTTATGATGCATTGAATTATGCATATGATGGTAAAATTTATGAATTTGTTAATTGGGTAAATATTCATAAAGGCAAATTAAATGAATATTTAAGTATGGATACTATACATATTGTTGGTCATAGTAATTTAATGAAAGCTGGATTAAAACAAATAGATGAAGAATTACGACATAAAAAACGGCAAGGAATTATGATGACACAAAAGGCATTAGGAACACTTGATACAAATGCTTGGACATTACTAATCAAACAATCAGATATATCTCAACTAGAGATTACACCAGGTATACCTAAAAAAGGAAAAGGCGATAAACCCTGGGGAGAAAATTATATGTGTAATCAGAAGGGTGCTGCGAAGGCTATGATAAAGAAGTAAATATTTAAACAATAACCAAATAATATGAATTTAATAAAAAAATTCACATTTTTAATAAAAATCAATTATACACTCTCCAATACGTCCTGTATAGATTTGTTCAGTGTTTCAATATCAAGTTTTAGATATTTTTCAATTTCACTATTATTCATATTCTCTAATATTTTCCCAAATGCGTCTTGTTGATTTACTGAAAGTGAATCAAACAATTTAATTTGGTCAATTGACGCCAGTTCACCAAGACGATTTTTTTTTTCTTCAAACTTTTTATATTTTTCCTTGTTTTTATCTTTACGAGCCTGAATAGATGCCGGATTATTGTTCATATCCGTCTCATTTGATAACATATATTGTTGTAATTTTTTTATTTCTTCATCACTCATACCTTTCGTTACATTGGTCATAATTTGTTTAACTTTTTCGTCACTCAGTTTGTCCAAATCATCTATTCCTTGTTTTTTTAATTCTTTTTTTATTTCTTCACGTTTTTTTACAAAAAGGAGTGTTTCATTTTCTGTGAAATTTTCTTGGACATTGTTCATATAATGGTAGGAAATTGCAAAAAATAATGTAAACACTAAACAATGTGATATTATAAAGTAAGTATTATATTTTGGGGGTATTTTAACAAACAATTCGGGTTGCGCAAATATAAATAAAAGGAAGGTTATTCCAAATAGTATAAGTTGACGATTATTCATTATATATTTTCGCCATATTTTATTACACAAAATTGAATGAATAATAAACGAATGAATAACGGATAAACATAATACAATGACTAAAATTAAACGGGTTGTTCAAGGTAAATCCTTTCGTCTCATTGATTTTCATATTTTCAACAAAAAAGGGGACATTGGACTAGATAATGATAGTGACGATAGTGATAATAAAAGACAAATGAACGAACAAGATAATTTCATCATCCAAATGTTTGGTATTAATGAGAAAGGTGAGACGTGTTGTTTATATCTTGATAATTATAAACCATTCTTTTATGTAAAAGTCGGTGATGATTGGGACAAACAAGACGTGGCTGAATTAAAACATAATATTATTCAAAAGATAGGAAAATATCACGGACAAAATGTAATATCCGTTGAATTAATTGACCGATATCAATTATATGGCTTCACTGGCGGAAATACACATAAGTTTGCTAAAATTACATTCAATAATACAACCGCTATGAATAAAGTAAAATCTCTATGGTATCAGTATATTAAAGAAGAGGACCGTGAAGATGAACGTGATTATCGTCGTTTAAAGGGGTTTCGTTTTAAAACAACGGATCTAATACTATATGAGAGTTCAATTCCGCCATTGTTGCGATATTTTCATATACACAATGTAAGTCCATCTGGTTGGGTATGTGTAATGACCAAACAAGCAAAAATACCAGATGTTAAAACCACTACTTGTACATATGAGTATATTTGTAACTTGAAAAATATTAAACCTATGCCGAATAAAGAAACGATTGTTCCTTATAAAATATGTAGTTTTGATATTGAGGCAAGTAGTAGTCATGGTGATTTTCCACTACCTATTAAAACATATAAACGACTCGCGATGAATATTGTAGATGTATTTATGCGTTTTCAAAAATCATCACAAAAACTCGATGTTAAAAAAGGAAATATGCTCTTAAAAAGATGCATTTTAACGGCTTTTGATATGGATAAGTTTGAAAATGTAGATCTGGTTTATCCTAAAAAGAAGCCAACCAAAAAATCAATTCAGGCATCTATTGAATCTATGATTACAAATAGTCTAAGTTTGATGATGGAGAATAAAAAGGCAGCTGGTCTGGACATTGAGAGCACGTTTGAAACACTAAAGGATAATGAGAATACCGTATACGAGAATGGCGATAATTCACAAACAAACAACGAAGTTGAGAGCGTACCCATATGGAATAAAATGAAACCTACCTCCAAAATATTGAAAAAATCAGACAGTAAACAAACAGTTGTGAATGTATTATTGAATGATAATTATGAACGCGAAGACAAAATTAAAATATTGAACAATATTTTACAACCTGACGATTATGCTTATCCCGAAGGACATCACTTAAGACTATTTCCTCATCTAGAAGGTGATAAAGTAACTTTCATTGGCTCTACATTTATGCGATATGGCGAGAAAGAGCCTTACTTAAACCATTGCCTTGTTTTGGGGGGATGTGACCCGGTTGCGGGTGCGGAAATACAGATCGCAGAAACAGAACAGGATCTTTTAATCAAATGGCGTGATTTAATTCAAAAAGAAGACCCCGATGTTATTATTGGATACAATATATTTGGTTTTGATTATGAGTTTATGTTCCGTAGAAGTCAAGAAACGGGTTGCACGCGAGAATTCTTACAGTTATCTCGTATACAAAATGAAGTTTGTGCGAAAGAACACGATGATGAATTGTCGATCGAAAACACAAAAATTGTATTGGCTACGGGAGAATACGACCTTCGTTTCTACAAAACCATTGGCCGTTTGCAAATTGATATGTATACCTATTTTAGACGAGAATTTAATTTATCATCCTATAAATTAGATGATGTAGCCGGTCAATATATCAGCGATAGTGTGAAACATATTAAACATTCAGTTCACGAAAAATACGGTGAAGTTACCGAACTTTATAGTAACAATTTGGCCGGATTGCACGCGAATGACTTCATTCATATCGAATTAAGCGGGTTCACTTCTGATTATTATAAAGGCGGTAAAAAATTCAAGGTATTGAATATTGATTATAATAAACCATTCAATGGTAAATCCAATTTCAATGTTATTTATATAAAAGGACACGAACTCACTGATCAAATCGACAAAAAAATCAACTGGTGTGTAGCCAAAGATGATGTAACCCCTCAAGATATTTTCCGACTATCAAACGGTTCCGATGCGGATCGTGCGATTGTTGCTAAATATTGTATTCAAGATTGTAACCTTGTACATCATTTGATGACGAAAACCGATGTATTAACTGGATATGTAGAGATGGCGAGCATTTGTAGTGTTCCTATCTCATTCTTAGTGTTTCGTGGTCAAGGGATTAAATTAACCAGTTTTGTAGCTAAAAAATGTCGCGAAAAGGATACATTGATGCCCGATTTGGAAAAGACGAAATCACGAGATGGATATGAAGGTGCTATTGTTTTACCCCCAAAATGTTCTATGTATATGGATAATCCTGTTGCGTGTGTTGATTATGCTTCTCTTTATCCGTCTTCCATGATTAGTCAGAATTATTCTCACGATAGCAAAGTATGGACTAAAGAATATGATTTAAATGGGAATTTCATAAAAGATCAAGGTGAAAAAGACAAGTTCGGAAATTTCATTTACGATAATTTACCTGGGTATCAATATATTGATATTGATTTCGATACATATACTTTTCGAACAAAAGCCGGTTCATCCAGTGTATGGGAAAAGGTTAAAGTCGGTCGAAAAACTTGTCGTTGGGCACAATTACCAGATAATCAAAGATCGATTATGCCCGCGATTTTGGAAGAATTGCTATCTGCTCGAAAGGCTACCCGCAAAAAAATCAAAACTGAACCTGATCCATTTATGCAAAACATTTTGGATAAGCGACAACTCGGTTATAAAGTAACAGCAAATTCATTGTATGGTCAATGTGGCGCGAGAACTTCCACCTTTTATGAACAAGATATCGCAGCGGCAACTACGGCTACGGGTCGAATGCTCATTATTTATGCTAAACGGCAAATTGAAGAGGTATACGGTGATCGTATTTGCGATACAAAGGATTATGGACAAGTCCGGACAAAAGCCGAATATGTATATGGAGATACCGACTCCGTATTCTTTACCTTTAATTTGGAGGATTTAAATGGTCAAAAAATTCGGGGACAAAAGGCGTTGGAAATTACAATTGAACTCGCACAGGAGGCTGCTAATTTATGCACTAAATTCTTGAAAGCTCCGCAATGTTTGGAATACGAGAAGACGTTAATGCCGTTTATTCTACTTTCGAAGAAACGTTATGTAGGAATGTTATATGAGGATGACCCTACAAAGGGAAGTTTAAAATATATGGGACTATCTTTAAAGAGGCGCGATTCTTGTGATTATTTAAAAGACACTTATGGAGGCATATTGAATATATTAATGAATTCAGACAATAATATTCAGGACGCGATCGAATTCTTATATCAATCATTGAATAATTTGATTGAAGGCACTGTACCAATGGATAAATTGTCTATGACCAAAGCACTCAAGAGTGATTATAAAAATCCGATGCAAATCGGACATTGGGTCTTAGCAGAACGTATTGGAAAACGGGATCCAGGAAACCGTCCAAAACCAGGCGATCGAATGAAATTTGTATTTGTTGTTAATAAAGACAAAAAGGCATTAATGGGTGAAAGAATGGAAACCACGGATTTTATCATAGAAAACAAATTACCTATTGATTATACACATTATATTACAAATCAATTAATGAAACCTTTACAACAATTGTTTGGTTTAGCATTAGAGCATATTTGGGAATATCAAAACAAAACGGGCGCTATCAAAACATATCGACGTGAAATGATCAAATTAGAAAAAGAACATACTGACATGGAAGTGTTTATGAAGAAAAAGGAAAAATATTGTTCGATAAAAATTAAAACATTATTATTCGATAGGTTCTTAACGACCATCGCTCATAAACAAAATGGGATGCAGACTATTACAAAATTCTTTGGTTAATTTATAATAAAATAGCTATTACAAACAATCCTAATAATAAATAACCTATATAAATAATCGGTGTATCACTCAAATATGCTGTATTGTTTTTTTCCATATATTATTATTTTACATTATAAATTATACAAAATATTCTGTTACGTCAGCATTTATACTGGTTTTATATATATATATATAATATATATAAAATGACCGCTTGGACAGATACTGTTAAAAAAACTTTCAAACAAGGGCGTTTATCAAACCCTTCTTATCAATTTAAAGACGCTTTAAAGGACGCTAAAAAATATTATACAAAGGGTACAGAAGTCGCGGTTGATGCTGTTAAAAAAACGGGTAAGGTTGCGTTAAAAGTAAAGAAGGGCGTTACAAAGCGTTTGAGAAAATCTATGAAAAAACTTGGTAAGACAGGTAAAAAAAGTAGAAGTATTTCTTATAAAAAACGCAAGGGTACAAGACGCTATCGTAAATAAATAAAATTGATTTAAACAATTTGTAATAATGATTATAATAAATTAACCATTTATTATAATAATGAAACAACCAATTATTATTTCATTGGAAGGAAATATTGGGGCCGGTAAATCCACTTTTCTTGAACATTTAGAAAAAACTTTGGCTAATGTTAGTGATTGGATATTCTTGAGAGAACCTGTGCATATTTGGGAACAAATTCGTGATGAAGATGGCGAAACGGTTCTATCTAAATTTTATGCGAACCCTGAAAAATATGCATTCGCATTTCAGGTTATGGCGTATACTACTCGTTATCAAGAATTAAAGCGTATTATTGAGGAATATCCCAATTGTAAAGGAATTATTTGTGAACGTTCATTGGAAGCTGATAAACACATATTTGCGAAAATGTTACATTCTGACGGTTTAATTGATAAAGTCATGTATAATATTTATGAAAAATACTTTTCCGTATATGAAGGCAATTTTACTCTTGATGGTATCATTCATATCCACGCAACTCCTGATGTATGTTTTAATCGAATTATGAAACGCTCTAGAAATGGGGAAAGCAGCATTTCATTGGAATATTTGCAAAATTGTGAGCGTTATCATGTTGCTTGGTTATCTATTGAAAAAACTCCTGTATTAAAATTGGACGTCAATACGGATGTTAATGTATCTGTAACGAATGCGGATACAAATATTCAATTATGGTTAAACAAAGCAGTTCAATTTATTGAAATGCTTAGTAATAAAACGGTTGAAACAGAAGATTTAACGGTAAATAGTTTTGCTTAGGGTGACTTTATAT